ACTCATTTGTGTTATTAAATCCATCAACGAACCTTGTGTGATATCAAGTTCTTTTTTCATTTTATCCATTTCAGCTAATTTAGTGTCTAGTACTTTAAGTTTTTCATCAACTTTTGTAAATCGTTCATTTTCAGCACGATTAGGATAGGTATCTTGATAGAATTGCTCCAGTGCCAGTTGTACTATTTCATCTTCTGATTTGCTTAAATGGTCTCCTTTTAGCGTGGTTTCAATTACCGTTCCACCGTTAGTACTAAATATACTAACAATGGTTGTGAGTACTGCTCCGTTGCTGTCATAAGTGGCACGTGCATAGTTTTTTTTATAAGTTGCCATTGATTTTATCCTCCAGTTTAGTTAGTCTTTCATTCATTTCTGTTAGTTGTGATTTTAGTTGTTGATTTTCGGTTGATAGTTCTTGAATAGCTTTAATTAAGTAAGGTTGCATTTCAAAAGGTGTGTAAGATTGAATACCATTTGGATAAACTAAATGTGCTTCATTCATGTGAATTTCAACATCTTGTGCCATTATTCCACAGTTGATATGTTTACTTTCTTTATCGGTCGGTAATTTAATATCATAATCGTAGCATTTTAGATTGTTGATTATTTCTAATCCGTTAACTTCTGTAGGTTTGATGTTTGATTTGTAACGTTTATCCGAACCACTCATGGTTACATAATTCCAATATTGTGCTAGTTCATCATCTTTCGGACCAACTGACCCTACATAATATCTTATCCAAGTTTTACCGTTTTCTTCTTCCATATATATTTTTTTAATATTTGGAGAATAAGTATACGTTCCAGTTGAATAGTGAATTACTCCACCGTAAACAGCCATTCCTTTGGCAAAAACTGGCGTATTCTTGCACGTCATAACACCTTGTGCATTTACCCACCACGCGTTCGGTCCTGCTTTATTCCATTGATTCCCCCATGCTGCCCAAACTTGAGCACCTCGGCTTCCTGCGTTTAATCCAGGATTTATTCCACAGTCAAAGTTGTCTTTTCCTGTAAGCCAAAATCCGCCATCGTTGTAGTTGTAACCTATCCTAAATCCACCTATCTCACCAGTATAAGCTCTCAATGTTCCACTAATATCAACCTTATCAGCGTTGATTTTAACCACACCTTGAGCAGGTCCTTCACCTGTTGTCTCCACACTAGCATTAATAGATGCAATTACATTATCCTTACTAACTTTTAAATCTATTTCATCTTTAGTTTGTTTAATAGAACTTTCAATCCTACTATTTTGTAAATGAACGTCTTCTGGTGCTGGAGAATATGCTTTTGGTAAAACATCACCTTCACACATATAAGGAGCAGAGATACAAAATCCACCGTTCTGAACAGCATATATCCAGAATGAGTAGTCGGATAATACTTCAGTTCTATCAGTTCTAAATGTTACTTTCTTCTCAATCCAAGACTGCCTATATCCAGTTGTGCTCGTTAACTCTTCCTTCCACACAACGCGACCTGTGTTATGGTTTTTAATTTCAGCAAATATTCCTTTATCTGGAGGAGATCCACCTAAAATATAATAAGGAATACTCAACGAATACTGTCTTCCAGGCAATAATATTTTTGAAGAAATGTTAAATTGTACACCTTGCCAAACATTTTTAGTATTATTTTGAGCAACTGCAAATAAGTAAGAATTACCATTATGGATTGTGTTAACTCCGTCTCCAGTACTCTGTTTTATTTGAGTGTAGATACCTTGCTTACTTTCAGCATCCCACACTTTCCCAACAACTTTATAATCACTAGCATTTAACAACCTACTGCCGATTATTAGGTTACGTTTTTCTTCGTTAGCTAGCACTTGTTGTTTAACTTCTCCTATCGTTGAGTCAAATCTATCAATAGTACTCTCAAAAGTTTTGTATTTTTTAGTAATTTCTTTAATCTCAACTATATCTGGAACGTTTTCCATTCTAGCATTTGCAATGCTATTTAAGCCTTTATAAGTGACTAATGCTATCAACTCAAGTGGTTGTCCGTTTTGCTCGCCGTTTTTCCAGTTCTTATTTATTAATAAAAGTCCGTCATTTACGTTAGAGTTCCAAAATACGCTCCAGTCAGTCCTTGTACCTCCTTTATCTTTTAGTTGTACATCGAAGCCAGTATCGACTTTTTGTCCGTCGTAGTATACATCTAAATACACCTTAACATCAGTTGTTACTGAGTTTATATATTTACCCTCAAAACGTAGGTTAGCAGTCAAACTATGTGCTTGTAAGTCTTCATAGGCTGGCGACCATTCAGTTGCGACGTTACCTTTTTCTAATTTTGGTAAACGGATATATATTTTATCTCCATTGTTAAAATTAGCTGTAGGATTGTAGAATACAAAAGCAAAAACATTAGTAAACTTGTTAATGAATGTGTGAGATATTTTTTGCCATTCAGTTGTAATATCTACTTGCTTTAATCCGTTAGTTTCAAAACCAACATTTCTTAACGTCATATTCCTACTAGCTTTAATTTCAATAGACCATGTTAACATCTCATTTTGGAATTGAGTTTTAACTAAATCTGTTAAATTAAAGTAAAAACCATAAGTATCACTTCCCCCAACTTTGGTTAAAACTAGAGTATCTCCTTCTACTGATTTATCCCATTTATTCCAACTATAAAATACTTTATTGTTTAAATTATTGCTATCAGAAATGTAGTTTCTGTTAATCGACTTACCATCTACTCCGTCTCTACCGTCTTCTCCACGTATTTTAGTCCATGAATACTCACTAGTGTTAGAAGGTGCTTGTTGTTTGTCTCCAGTGTATATTCCGATATATTTTAGTGTTGAGTTGTCACTCATGTTCCTACCGTCAGCAAAATCACTGTATTTTTTGTGTAAGTATGAGCTTTTACCTTTAAGCTCTTCTTTAGTAGGTAGATTTTTTTTGACTTCTCCCACTATTTCTTGTACTTTGCCATTTACTGCTGTTTTCACCGATTCATTAATGGCACTTTGTTCCATATGGAATTCTCCTGTGTCCAAGTCCCAGTAACTGCGACCGTCAGCAGATTGAATACGACCAGCTTTTAACACACCAGTATTAATTAAATCTAGTGTTGCTCCTCTTCCGTCAAGAAATGTTTTCCAGTTCCATTCACCTGTTGGCTTTTTACTGTCAGCTATAGCAATTTTTCCAGCTCCCATATATACTACTTTAGTTGGATTTTGATCAATAGGTTTATCGAATGAATAATACCCAGCAGGTACTTTATACTCATTATTAGCTTTTAAATCATAATTATAACCATCTTCATTAATTAATTTATCAGATAGTCTTTCTCTTATCTTATCCAGCCAGTAAACTGTGTCGTCTTGAAAGTTCTTCATCTCTTTAGCTAATTCAATAGTTCTACTGAACGGAGATGTAGTCACCTTATCACCTATTCCAAATTCAGTTAGTTTATTGTTTACTAAATTTCTTTTAACCTTAAATACTCTTGTCTCGTATTTAATACCTAGTTTAGGATTAAATATTCCAACAGTATCACCTAATTCAAGATTACCAACGTTCAATACTTTTGCACTGTATTCCACTTGCATTCTACTATTTTTTTCAAGCCACTCATAAGAAAGCCTTAATAGTTTTTCTTTGTCTGTCTCGTCTTGAAATTCAACGATTTTAATACGTGGTTTAGTACCTTTTTCAAAACCATATAATTTAGTCATAGCAGGTATTTCTACGTATTCTTGACCTACTGGTTTATCGACTGGTTGACCACTTGTTCTTCTCCATTCAACGTCTTTAAATGATATTCTACGACCATACCCTCCTGTGTCAGTCTCTTCACCTTTACCACGACCAACAACGGCTGTATAAATCGCTCCTTGTGATTTTTTCTCACTAACTGTAAGTAAATCTCTACCATGAACGAATACTTTTCCGTTTCTTCCACCTAGTCTAGTGAACACATCTAAATATCTACCTGTGATTTTACCTCGACTAAATTCTAATCGTGGTTTAATCTCAATCTGTGTCGCTTCAATCAATTTACTTAAAGCTTCCTTACGTGTCACATAGTAGAAATTCCCTGTATATCTTCGTTGTATGTTAACTGTACCTAGTTGCCATCGTGAACCATCTAAAATAGTTGTCAGTACTCCTACTAATTCTCTATTAGTTGGTCTGAAGTCTTTTACGTATCCGTCACTTTCCATATCGTCAAAAAACGTATGCACACCGACTATTATCACATCAGTAGTGCTAGTTTTTGTTACATGGTCTATTTTATACAGATGAAATATTCTATTGTCAGAATAATCTTTATGTCCTATATAAGAGGCTTTCTCAATCAATTCAGAATATACCACAGTACATTCTATCGTTTGGATTTTATTTATTTCTTCGTTCTGAATACATTCTAACGGGCTTACTGTACCTATTAGTTTTTCATCATTATTGAATAGAAATAGTTTCATTAATACATCCTCTCTTTCGTATAAACTTCTAACACTCGACTGTTACTGCAAGTAATAATATCACCTTGTTTTACTGTAAAATCAAAGTCACTTTCCACAAAATCAATTAATTCACTTCTTACTAAGCTGTTAAGTTTTAACGGATAATCTTTGTTCAAATCAATCTCAAGCACATCGCCAACAGCAAAAGAAGTATGATTGATTATTATTTTCTTAGTAGTGGTTTGATTTTTAATGATAATCTTATCGCTAACGCTATTTACAATTACTTTAATGAGTTCTGGTGTGAATTCATTTTTGTTATTAGGTAGTTTAGTTATAGTCACGCTGTTTACTCCTATGTCTTTATCAGTCTCTTTATATTTATACGGATCTAAACACAAGAAAGTAAATGATGATACCACACTGTTTGATGTTTCTTCTATGTCGTTACCTTTTTGTAAGATAGCTTTATATGAATAATCTTGTTCATCTGTAAATTTTAATATCTTTGGTTCATCAGTTTGTAATAACATATTTAGTCTATTGAATTTCTGTCTAAACTCTTCATTAGTCGTTGCTTTTAACTGGAATTTAACTACAATAGCTCTGACTTCTAAATTGCCATATAGAAAATATTTTCCGGCCGTCCCTGGAATATCAGTTGAGTTTATATTTTTACTTAACAAACCTCGACCACTTACTGCTAACGTTCGAAAACCTTCTAAATCTGTATCGATATTTACACCATTAAATATAGTTTGAATAGAAGAGTGTAATTGCTCTCCTATTTCATTAGTATTAATAAAATTGTACATTTACACTCCTCCTAAATTGAATAAACTTCTTCTAGTTGTATCGCTTCACCGTTAACTTGATTAATATCACTCACAAAGGCTCTGAAGTCCTTATTACCTAATTTGAATGTAATTACCATAGGTTGTGAACTGATAGTATTTTCCACGTTCAAAGCTTTGCTTTGATTAATATTAAATCTTGACTCAATAGCACCTGTGATACTTTGTACTTTTGCCATAGTTTTATCAAAGCCACTGTCTAAACCTCGATTAAGTCCGCCCATAATAGCATTACCAGCAGGAATTAATAAACGTCTATCGTATTCAATAGGTCCTTTGTGATCTCGAATCCATCCAGCTATTCCACTAACAAAACCTTTTACACTTTCCCAAGCAGATTTTAAACCGTTTAAAAGTCCATTCATGATAGCACGACCGATATCCCACAAGTTGATATTTCTTAACGTACTAAAGATATTTGTAACGCTATTTACTAAACTTTGAACTCCGTTTTTAAAAGTATTCCAAGCGTTTTGAGCTGCATTCACAATCCCTTGAATGATACTCACTACACTTGACTTAATAGAGTTCCATGTGTTTACTGCAATATTTCTAACTGTATTTATTAACGTTGTAAAGAAAGCTTTAAATCCTTCCCACAATGCTTTTATACCATTGACTAATCCAGTTACAATTGTTGTTACTGCTGTTTTAAGTGCATTCCAAATAGTTGAAGCGGTAGTTTTTAGGAAATTCCAAATAACTTCTAACGCTGCTTTTAAACCTTCCCATGCATTTTTTATTAATGCGACTGTAACTCCGACTATTGCTGTTATTATGAATTTAATACCCTCCCAAACCATTTGAATAGCTGCCTTAATAGCTTCCCAAATCATCTGTAAGTCTTCTTTCAGTTTAGTAAAATTACCTGTCACTAAATCAATAACAATTAGTACCGCTCCTAACACAATAGCTTTAATGAATTCCCAAGCACCTTGAATAACCATTTTCACACCTTCCCAAACAGCTGCAAGACCTTCTTTTAAGATATTCCATGAATTTATAAAACTGTCTATAAACGGTTGAACTACTGCGGAAATAGCACCGACAATATAATTCCATGCGAACGTTGCTGCAAAAGAAATCACATTCCATACTGCTTGTAATAAAGCTACTGCACTATTCCATTTATCGACTATCCACTGAACTACTGTTTGTACTCCAGTTTTCAATCCTTCCCACAATGTACTAAAGAATGTACCGCAAGCACTCCACGCTGTTTTGATAGCTTCCCAAGCTGTAATAAATGCTTGTTTGATAGCGTTCCATATAGCTATAACTGCATTTCTAAAACCTTCGTTAGTATTCCATAGATAGATAATTAAAGCGACTAACGCTGTAATTGCTGCAACTATAAGTACAAATGGATTAATTGCCATAACCGCATTTAAAGCTGCTTGACCTATTGTCGCAGCTTCTTGTGCTGTTTTGAATTTTGTCAATGCTTCTCTTGCTAATTCAATAGCGGTGGTTATCATTAAAGCCGTTCTAAAACCAACAAACGCACCAGTCAAAGCAACCACAATAGCTTTATTATCACTTAACACACTAAATAAACTAGTTATTCCACTAACAATCGGTGGTATAACTGTTTTTAACACACTTAATCCACCTGTTACAAATTCACCTATACTATTTATTATCCCAGTGATCTTATCCTTACCAATGGCATCTATTATTTCATTAATCTTCGTGACAATACCTGCTTGCATATTCCCTACTGCACCTTCAATAGTTTTAGTAGAGGTTGCCGCTTCTCTTGCAACATCTGTCATACCTAAATCCATAATAGCTTTATTAAATTCATCAGCACTGATTTTACCTTGCTCTAACGCCTTTCTAAAGTCTCCAGTATAAGCTCCGTTTTTCTTCAATGCTTCTTGAATTTTTCCACTAGCTCCAGGAATTGCATCAGATAACTGTCTCCAGTTTTCACCAGTTAATTTACCAGCAGAAGCGGTCTGAGTCATTACCATTGCTACTGATTTAAATGTATCAGCATTACCTCCAGCAACCGCATTTAAGTTACCTGCCGCTTGTGTTAGTCCGTCATAGTCTTTAATACCGTTTGCCGCTAACTGAGCTGTAGTATTTGCTATTGTGTCTAAATCATACACAGTATCATCTGCATATTTCCTTACACTTGCTGCACTTTTTTCTATAGCACTATTATCTAATCCAGCAAACTGCATTGTACTTCTGAACTTATCCATTGCATCAGATGCTTTGAATGATTCACTAATCAAACTACCTATATCCCCAGTAACTTTAGTAATAGCTCCTGCCGCTAAATTTGCTAATGCCATAGCTTTGAATGTACCGCCGATTTTTTGTCCGCTTTGCTCACTCTTACTAGCTTTGGCATCAAACTTATCTAGCTTTTCGTTAATAGCATCTAATGTGTGACTAAAACCTTTATCAACCGCAGATAGTATAGCTTCTACTGAATATTGTTCTGCCATATTTTATTCTCCTTTCTACATATTTGCTTTTAATAGTAAATTGCTTAATTCTTCATCTTTGATAGTAGGTACTATTTCACCAGTTATTTCTCTGTATTCTTTTTCATAATCGAAAAAGTCTTTAAAACTTCCGTACACATATACTTCTTTTCTATTTTTCATCTCTGTTGTTTTAACTACACGATTTAACCATGCTTGCTTGTGAATTAAATGTTCTTCATCTAACAACCTTAATTGAGCACCTCTTATAAGTAATTTATACTGATTAAGAGTAAGTAGATTTATTTCATACATACTTGTGATACCTAGATATCTTACACAATTTACTATTATTTCTTCGTATGCTTCTTTGGAGTTTTTAGAGTTTATGCTTCCTGTGGATTCTCTTCGTTCTGTTTCTTCAGATTTTCCCTGTTCTGTTTCAGAATTCTCTTTCCCGCATTACTTTCTTCTAATGCTTTGATTACTTCATCGAATAAAGCTTCAATGTCTTCATGTTCATCAATAAAATTATCGATTTCAGTTTGTGTTGGTCTTTCTTTTTCTAGTAATGTCCCTGCATATAGAACATCAGATAAACTTGCCACATCTCCTCCTAGAATTTCTGGTATTTTCATACTTAAAGACATACCTAGCTTAATTCCTTTAGCTTCTAGTGGATGATTTTTGTCTAATTCACGTACAAAACCAACTCCAAATTTTACTTCTACTGTTTTATTTTCGTTTAATCTTAATTGCATATTATTTTCCTCCAAAAAAATAGCTAACCAGTATTTCTACCAGTTAGCTTTGTTTAATTATTCTTCTGTTGTGTCAATAGTAGTGTCTTTAAACACATATTGAACTACTTTAGCTTGTTCATCAGTTAATGTTGCATAACCTGATTTCCCAACTCCATTAATTGAAAATTCAAGCTCTAACTCTACACTATCTTCTGAATTAGGATTAGTACCAAATTTAGTTACATAACCTCGATAATAAGTAGCTTTATATTTACTAGATTCATTTTTCTCAGCTTTATCAATTTCCCAGATTTCAATAATATCACCATTGATTAAAGCTTCTCTTAATTCCTCGATATGCTTATCACCTTTAGCTACGATTGACTTAGCCGAAAATTCATACTCAACTGCACCTAAATTTTGGATATTTCCATCTTTAGTTTTTTGTGCATCAGCATCTCTACTGATCTCATTACTATGTTCAGTCTGGAAAGCTAATTTAAAAGCAGCTTCTGTTTTAGCATTTTTTAAAAATCGATATAAAAGAATAATATCTATACCTTTTTTAGCTTCATAAGTTTTTTTTACTTCTGCCATTTTTATCTCCTTATCTTAAATTAAATTCTAATTCAATAACCGCCCTTTTAAGAGGTGTTACTGTTGTTCTATCGTCAAGTATTCTGATATTGCTTGAATTAATATTTAAACTCCACGAATACCCCTCTGTATGCTCTATTCTTAAACATTTTTCTAATATAGCGTTTGCCATAGTAGATACTTCTTTTCGTTTTGCTTGTAAGCCCCACACAGATAGTGAGAGAGTGACATTTCCTTTTACATCCGTTTTATTGATTGCATAACTAACAGATGTATCTTCCATTTCTACAAATGGATAAGGTACCTCACTCATCGGTTTATAATCATAGACTTTATATCCTAAATTCTTACATATCTTGAATACTTCATCAAAAATACTTTGTTCTCTAGTTTTAATCATGTTAATTTTTTCAAGTCATTAACGAACTCTTTCTTAACCTTTTGGAAAGCAGGTTTAACGAATGGTTGTTTATCCATAAAACGTGTACCGTATTCAACGTACGGAGAGTATTTAGTAGTTGGTTTAACTCTTATCATTAAACCGGCTTTTTCAGTTAACAAATTAATAGTTCTTCTAGTAGCACCAGTAGAATATCCTCCTTTGAATACTGCCTCTTTTACCATTTCTTGTTGTAAACTTGCTCCATTTTTCTTCACAATTTCTTTGACTGAAGTCATCTGTGCTTTATCTTTTAAACTTATCTGTAATTTCTTAATGCCATATATCTTTAGTCCCATCGCTATCGTCCCTTTCAAGATAAAAAGCTTTACTAAGTTGTTTATCTGCTGTTGGAATATATCGCTTTCCACGATATTCAACAACATTAAACGGCTTATTATAAGCATTTTTTAAGAATATAACTTTTCTTTGTTTGTTATAATCTCCGAAAATCTGAACTGACTTACCAAGTCCTAAATCCATTGTGAAGCATGCAACGATATCTGAATAGAGTTCTTTATAGACATGTTCTCCTGTTTCATAATCATACTCATTTTTATCTACTTGTTTTAAAATTGCTCTTTCTGA